AGATTATAATGTGCAGGTTAATTCTGATGGTACCATGAAGGTTAATGTGCCTTGGACTGATACTAATACTACCTATAATGCAGCAACTCCATCAGCTAATGGTCTTATGAGTGCTGCTGATAAATCTAAGTTAAATAATATAGCTTCTAATGCTAATAATTATACATTACCTAATGCTTCTACCTCAGTAAGAGGTGGGGTATTGATGGCAGTTGCAGATTTGACTGGTACTGAAGATGCTGCTGCAATATGTACTAAAGTTAATGCTTTGTTATTAGCACTAAGGACAGCAGGTATATTAATTTCCTAAAAAAATGAAGACTGTAAAAGATATAGTAATTAGTACATTTGAGCCCCATGTAAATAATGTGGGGTGGCTAAAGCCATTATCAAATGGGACTTTTATGTTGTTTTTCTTTGGTGACAAAGGATGGACTCCTATCTCTATGAAATCATCAGGAGAATTAAAATTCCAGTACATACAGGAGGTTCCAGATATAATAATTGAAATTCAATAATAATAATAATATGGGAAAAATAAAGAAAATCTTAGAAAATGAATTAGTAGGAGGTACTCAAAATACTGATGTATATCCTGTTACTTCTGTTAAGGCTGTATATGATGAGAATAATGAGAGACTTGACCATATACTTACAAGAAGGGGGGTAGTAAATGTATCTACTAATTATAATGATGACCATATAGCTGAGGTTTTAACTCTGGAACAAGCTATTGTTAAAGTACCTTCAAGTGATAGGACTTTAGGGTTTGTTATGACTTTTTTAACTTCAGATGGATGGAAAACCTACCAATTTAATGGTGATTCATTGTCTGATTGGGGAGACAATAATAAATGGGGGTCTCTCGCTTATACTTCAAGTATGCAAAACTTGCAATATTTGATGGATAGATTTTATGGAAGTTTGGTTAAAAGTGGTACAAATCTGCTATCAACTCCATATCCAGGATATGTAGATACAAGTGGAAATATTATTGCATATCCAAATGATACTGCATATTACAATGTATATCCTGCTGTACCTATACTTGAAGATATTACATATAAATATTCGGGTAAAATTGGTGATGATGTAGTATATGCTGTTGCCCTTTATTCATCTAAGGGAGAGCTAATAGGAGGACTAAGAAGAGACTCACTTATTAATGATTACACAGAAGGGACTATAAAAGTTCCTAAGGGGGCTGTATTTGCAATTGTTAGTACCAAAGACACTTATAAAGCCTCATTATCACCTTCAGAATCTTACTATAATAATCATACAATCAATGTGCTTGCACAAATAGGTGAATCAATAAACACTATAAAAACAAATGCTGAAAAATTTAATGGTAGAGAATTTAAAGCAGGAGAAGAATTACTTGGGCATTTAACTCCACACACTTATGTACAGTTAGCAGATGGTATAATAAGTTATAATGTGCCACAAACATATTATCATACTTCTTCACTTATACCTGTAAAAGGTGGAGAAGAATATAATTATATAGGAAATGTTCTTGATGATAATGTAGCTGGAATTGCATTTTATACAGGGTCTCTTAAATTTATTAAAGGATATGGAAAAGGTGACATTCCTGATTTGGAAGTATTTACAGTGACAGCACCAGATAATGCTGTATATGCCCTTGTTTGTAGCCACGACAGAAATTTGGAAAAGTTCAGATTCTACACTGCAAATAGTTATTATGTATTATCAAAGATAAATGAAGTACAGGGCATTCAACAGGACACTCAACAGGACAATTATCCGTATGGTGATGGAGTAAGAAATATAGTATCTTCTCTTTCTAAGGATGTAATAACTTCTTCAAATGTGAGAGCTGCTCTTATAACTACTGGTATGTTTATTGAGCCTAAGGCAATAGAAGTAACTATTGGAACTCCTCTCCCAAATAGTGAAGTTTGGAACTACTATTATGCCAAATCTGTAGGAATATTCCCTGCTGGAAAATATGTTGCATTTATAAGAGCTAAAAGAGTTGGAACTTCTGCCTGTAGATTGCAGGTGTATTCTAAAGTAGGATACAGTTATGCTTATAAAGATATAACAAATGAACTCAGTGATGAATATCAATTGTTCAGTGTAGACTGTGAACTTACAGATGCAACCAATGATGTATTTGTCGGAGTTTCAACAATGTATTCTTCTAGTGAAGTTACTGAGGGAGATAAGATATACATGTCTGTTATTGGATTTGCAAAAAATAGGACTGAAAAATCTATTGGAAGTGATATTTATACTATAAATGATATACTGGAATTAAACAGAATAAACTCTGGTTGGGATATTAACTATGAGGCAAGTATGGCAATATTTCAAGGAATACCTTCTATTGGTATGATAGGTGATAGTTTGATGGCAGGTGCAACATATAACCATTATGATAGTAGCAATCCATTGAAAGATAGAGGAGGATGTGAATGGTGGAGAGTTCTTGAAAGAGAAAGTGGGGCAAAATATTTGAATTTTGCATTAGGAGGTCTGCATACAAGGTCTTGGTTAGAAACCTTCCTTAATAAAGCTACACAAGAAGAAAATAGATGCTGTGCTTATATTATAGGATTAGGTGTTAATGATGCTTATTCTTTAGGTGATAGTTATCTTGGTAGCCAAAGTGACATAGATTTATCTAACCCAGATAATAATGGTGATACTTACTATGGAAATTACGCAAAAATTATTCAAAAATTGACTGCATTTAATAGTAGAGCTAAATTTTTCCTGCTTACTGAACCAAGAAAGACTGAGGATAGTGATAATAAATGGAATGGTGCTATCAGATATATAGCAAACTTGTTTAATAATTGCTATTTGATAGACTTGCAGGACATGTATAATAATACATACACATCTGGATTCATAAATGATACAAAAGATCCACAAGCACACTATCCCTATATAACTTACTGTTACACAGCTAAGTTAATAGAGAGAGCTATTGGAAAAGTAATTATGGATAATGCAAAGGATTTTATAGATATACAATTTGCTGCTGAAACTTAATGGCTTAATATAAATAAATCACTTATGCTCTTGCATAGGTGATTTATTTTATGTATATTTGCACCCTGTTAAAGTATATGCTTATGGTAAAGAGATATATAAGGATTGGAATAGTCATTTTGATGAGCTTGCTTGCTGTAAGTACATATACATTGTACAACAGAAATCAAGACCTTAAAGAGGAAATATCAGTATCAATGTCCAATCAAAAGGCATTCATAGCTGAGAACTCCTCCCTAAAAGAAGAGAATAGAGTATTCAAATTTACTGTAGAGCAACTTAACTACTACAATGACTCTATCTTGCAAAAGATGAATGATGTCAGGAAGGAGTTAAAGATAAAGGATGAGGATTTGAAGCAGATGCAATATCTTTTATCTGAGGCTACAAAGAAAGATACAATAGTATTTAGAGATACTCTGTTCAGAGAACCTACATTAGACATAGATACACTTGTAGGAGATAAGTGGTATCAAATGAAGCTTGGGCTTAAATATCCAAGTACAATTACTACAGACCCTAAGTTTGTCAGTGAGAAGTATATAATGGTGGATTATAAGAAAGAGACTATTAACCCTCCTAAGAAATGTTGGTTACTCAGGCTATTTCAAAAGAAGCATAAAGTAGTAGAAGTAAATGTTGTGGAGAAGAACCCTTATATTGAGAATAAACAACAAAGATTCATTGAAATTGTAGAATAATTATGATTGACTTAGGAATACTAATCACTGGAGGTATAGGGCTTATTACCACAATAGTCAGTGGCTGGACATCATGGTTCTTTGCAAGAAAGAAGTATGATAGTGAAGTTGATAGTAACCTCATAAGTAACATGAAAGAATCATTAGACTTTTATGAGAAGCTCTCTACTGATAATAGAGAGAGATTGGAAGAGGTGCTAAAAAGAAATACAGAATTGAAGCAGGAAGTGGAGGAACTTAGGAAACAAATGTTTAACCTTATGAGTTCCATATGTACTGACCTTACCTGCCAACTGAGAAAGAGAGACTTAAATCTTTTTAATGAGCATGGAATTAGTAGTGAACAGAAAATGGAAGAAGCAGAGTTACACCATAAGTAATCTTACTATTGATGGAAAGTGGTTCTGCAATGTGCTTGAAGATGCTGATAGAGGACTTGACAGTTCTATGAGCATAGCTAAGATTAGGGAGCTGAAGAAGCCCTCAATTACAGCTATACCAAGAGGTACTTATGAGATTACCTTGGATGTAATTTCTCCTAAGTACTACACTAATAGTTTCTACAAGCAAGTATGTAATGGTAAAGTGCCAAGACTACTTAATGTAAAGGGATTTGAAGGCATACTTATTCATGCTGGTAATACTGACAAAGACTCAGCAGGATGCCTATTAGTAGGTGTCAATAAAGTTAAGGGTCAAGTAATAAACAGCAGAGAAACCTTCAAAGAGTTATACAAACTCCTTAAAGACAAGCATGATAAAGGTGAAAAAATAACCATTAAAATCTTATAACTATGGCAAAGAAATGTGGTTGTAAAGGAAAAGGTAAGAAAGGTAAATAACTAAAAGTGTAAAATTATGGCAAGAGAACAAGGTAGTAGAATATCTTGGAAAATAATAATAAGATAAGGGTAAGAGATAATCTTACCCTTTCTTTTTGCCTATATTGCAAGTATTTTACTTATACAAGTAAAAACAATTTATTTACCATGTTGTAGATATGTAAAACTTTACGTACCTTTGCACTGTTTTAAGAACAAAAAGGTAGAAGAGTATGGAAGAAGAACTTAGCTTAGATAACATCTTAGGAGCAGAGGAGATTGAGAATCTGTTTGTAGAAGATGATGAGACACAGGATACCCCACCTGCAAATGGGGAACCTCCCAAGAAAGAGGAGGAGCCAAGTAAGAATAAAGAAGAAACTACTGAGGTTGTTGATGTAGATAACTTGTTTACTGATACACCAGAGAGCGTAGGTAGTGGAAAAGAAAATACAGAGGAAAAGGAAGATACCACTCCTAAAGGGGATGGCACTTCTCCCAAAAACTTCTACTCTTCCATTGCCAAAGCCTTGAAAGAGGAAGGTATCTTCCCAGACCTTGATGATGATGGCTTATCTAAGGTTAAAGACCCTGAAGACTTTAGAGATTTGATTGACCAACAGATAAAGGCAGGTCTTGATGAAAGACAGAAAAGAATTGATGAAGCCTTGAATGCTGGAGTTGAACCTACAGAGATTAGAAAGTATGAGAATACTATAAACTTCCTTGATTCTATTAAGGAGGAGAATATCTCTGATGAAGGTGATAAGGGAGAGAAACTTAGAAAAGACCTAATTTATCAAGACTTTATCAATAGAGGTTATAGTAAGGAAAGAGCTACAAGAGAAGTACAGAAGTCTTTCAATGCTGGTACTGATATTGATGATGCAAAAGAGGCTTTGAAAAGTAATATTGACTTCTTCAGAGATAAGTATGATGAGCTTGTTAATGATGCTAAGTCAGAAGCAGAAGAGGAAGAGAAAGAAAGAAAAGACCAGGCTGAAAAGCTTAAATCCTCAATCCTTAATGACAAGGATGTATTTGGGGATTTATCAGTGGATAAATCTACAAGACAGAAGATTTATGATAATATAGCTAAGCCTGTGTATAAAGACCCAGAGACAGGAGAGTACTTTACTGCTATCCAAAAGTATGAGGTGGAGAACAGGACAGACTTCCTAAAGAACATTGGGTTACTTTTCACACTAACTGATGGCTTTAAGAACCTTGATGGTTTGGTGAAAGGTAAAGTAAAGAAAGAAGTAAAGAAAGGTCTTAGAGAGCTGGAACATACTCTCAACAATACAGCAAGAACCTCAGATGGTAATCTAAAGTTTGTGAGTGGAGTTGATGAGGACCCTGAATCTTTCATAGGAAAGGGATGGAACCTAGATGTCTAAGACTATAGTAATTGAGCTAATTATTAATTTATAAATTTATTTACGATGGCTGGAAAATTAGGTAAGTTTCAAATGGTAGGCTTCCAACACTGGAAGGGTCTTACTAAGGAAAACCACCTTGGCTCTATCTTTCAGTTAGCTCCACAGAAGGCTACAAACCTAATGGTGCAACTGTTGGCTTATTACAGAGGAAAGACACTTGACACATTCCTAAATCAATTCCCAACAAAAGAGTTTGAGGATGATAATGAGTACTACTGGGATGTTATTGGTTCTTCAAGGAGAAACATTCCTCTTGTAGAGGCAAGAAATGAAGATGGTACTGTTGTTACAGATGCCAGTGGTATGGTTGGAGTAGGCACTGCTCCTTTCTATTTAGTATTCCCTGAGGATTGGTTTGCTGATGGTGAGTACATTGTAGGTAATCTGAATGAAATCTATCAGTTCAGAATACTTGGAGACCCAAGAATGGAGGGTACTAATGCAGTGTATAAGGTAGAGCTTGCTGGTGGTAATACAGCAGGTGTTCCTGCTGAAAGATTGCTTGCAGGTGAGAGATTCTCAGTTGAAGCTGCATTTGTTGAGAAGGAACTTTCAAGAAAGGTTGGTGATGTAAGATTTACAAGCCCTGTTTCTATGAGAAATGAGTGGTCTGTAGTAAGAATCCAACACAAGGTTCCAGGCTCTATGTTGAATAAGAAGCTGGCTGTAGGTATTCCTATTGTTAAGGAAACTGAGGGTAAATATACTAAGTCAGTTGCTACAATGTGGATGCACAATGTAGACTGGGAAGTAGAGCAGCAATTCTCTGAGTACAAGAACAATGCACTTGCATTTGGTAGAAGCAATAGAAATGCCAATGGTGAGTACATGAACTTTGGTAAGTCTGGCAATGTTATTAAGACAGGTGCTGGTCTATTTGAGCAAATGGAAGTTGCTAATACTATGTATTACAACACATTTAGCTTGAAGCTTCTTGAAGATGCTCTATATGAGCTTTCTGCTTCTAAGTTAGACTTTGGAGACAGATACTTCTTGATTAAGACTGGTGAAAGAGGTGCTATCCAATTCCATAAGGAAGTACTAAAGACAGTATCAGGTTGGACACAGTTTGTTCTTGACAACAGCTCTATTGGTGTTATTCAAAAGACTCAATCTAAGTTGCACCAAAACTCATTGAGTGCTGGTTTCCAATTTGTTGAGTACAAGGCTCCTAATGGTGTTAGGGTTAAGATTGATGTAGACCCATTCTATGATGACCCAGTAAGAAATAAGATACTCCATCCAAATGGAGGTGTTGCATTCTCTTACAGATATGATATTATGTACATTGGTACAATGGACCAACCTAATATCTTTAAGTGTAAGATTAAGGGTGACAATGAGTATAGAGGTTATCAATGGGGTCTAAGAAACCCATTCACAGGTCAAAAGGGTAATCCTTATATGTCATTTGATGAGGATTCTGCTATAATTCACAGAATGGCTACTCTTGGTATCTGTGTTCTTGACCCAACAAGAACTATGTCACTAATCCCTGCAATTTTACAGGGCTAATGATAAAAGGGGAGGAAAGGTAATCTTCCCTCCCCTTATTTTATTTCAAAAAGTTAAGGAGAAGATATGGCAGAAAAGAAAATGGAAGAGAAGGTGGACTATACTGTACCTGACTTTGATATAGACAATACAGAAACTCCACTACAGGAAGTACCAAAAGAAGAGGTTATTGTAAAAAGCCCTAAGAAGACACAAAAGAAAGTAGAAGTATCTGATGATGCCTTAGTTAGTTGTCTGAAAAATGAGAGAATTATTGTAAGACATGTACCTAAGCTGACAGGTATGTGGGGTAATAACCCTAAGCATGTATTGTCAGGAGGTATGGCAGAAGGTGCAGTTAGAACATTTGTAGTACCAAGATTATCTTCAGGTATGTTTGTTAATGTCCTTACAGACAAGGAAAAGGCATTTCTTGAGGAAATAATGGGTCTTGAATATAATGCACTAAGTATCTATAAGAAGGTAGATAATTTCTGGGATGATTCCAATGAAAATGGTATTAATAAGGTAAGATTGACAAAGCAGGATAACTACTTCAATCTATCTGACCCAGAGGATTATATCAGATATAAGATACTATTAGCTAACAAAGATTATATTGCTCCTTCACTGCAAGCATTGCAAGATACTCCTAAGGCTACTTATCAGTTTGTTATCATTTCTGAGGGTGAAGAGACTAAGGTTGCTAAGAATAACATGAGCACTACAATGATGTGCTATAAGGAGTTTGGTAAGATTGAGAATGATATTGATACATTAAGAGTTATTGTTGAGACTATTGATGGTAGACCTACATCACAGACTGCTAAACTTGAGTTCTTGCAGACTAAGGTTAATAGCTTAATACAGGCTGATAGCAAGATATTCTTGAAGGTTATTACTGACCCAATGCTTTCTACAAAGGTTCTTATTAAGAGAGCTATAGAAGCAGGTCTGATTTCTAACAGGGGTAATTACTTATACTTGAGAAAGGATAATACTCCACTTTGTGAGGCTAATGAGGAGCCTACATTGAATGTAGCAGCTAAATACTTAAACTCTCCTAAGCATCAAGAAGTTAAGTTTGCTTTGGAAGCTAAGCTGAAGTAGAAAAGAAAAAGAGTATGACAACACAGGAATTTTCTAATGAGTTTGATGTTCTGTATAATAACATAATGAGTAATCAGGCTCCAGGTCTTGATGAGTATGAAAAGTCAGTCTTTTTAACTAAGGCACAAAATGAAATACTAAAGAACTATTTTAATCCTAAAGGTAATAAGTATCAAGAAGGATTTGATAATAGTCCCAAGAGGCAGATAGACTTTTCATCACTTGTCAGAGTTTCAGAGCCTACTATAATATCCTCCGACTCCTCATATATAAAGATGGATAGTAGGAGTAAGTTATATGCTATACCTACTGACATCTTATTTATAGTTAATGAGACAGCTAAATTAACATTAGGTTCTACATCTAGGTATTTGTCTATAGTACCTATTAGTTTTGATGAGTACAATAGATTAATGTCTAAACCTTATAAATGCCCATTAAAGAATCAAGGATGGAGATTATTGCAATATAGAAATAGTGGTATAGCAGAATTAATAGTAGTTGGTGGAGAATTATCTGAATATAAAATTAGATATCTCAAAAGACCTAGACCTATAATACTTGCTAATTTAGATGAAACTTATTCTAATGTAAGTATTGATGGGGAGACTTCTATTAGTGAATGTGAATTAGACCCTATTCTTCATCCAGAGATTCTTCAAAGAGCAGTAGAACTTGCAAAGTCTGCTTATATAGGAGACTTGAAGAGTAGTGTAGAACTTGGTCAAAGAAGTGAATAATGACAACTGAAGAATTTTCTAATGAGTTTGACACCTTACTGAATAGCTATTCTACCATAGAGGCATTTGGAAAGACACCAAGCACTATTGAACTTGATGAATATGAGAAATCTGTATTTCTCACTAATGCTCAAGAAGAGATAGTGATAGGCATGTATAATGGTAAGAATCCATTTGGAGACTCATTTGAGAGGACTGAGGAAATCAGAAGATACTTGAGTGACCTAATAAAGACTTACACAACTACTGACAAGAAAGTAGGATATACAGGACTGTCCAAATCCTCTGTATTCTTTGAATTACCTGATGACTTGTGGTTCATAACTTATGAATCAGTTAATTTGAAGGATGATGGATTAGGATGTATGAGTGGTGAAGATATCTCTGTAGTACCAATTACTCAAGATGAGTACCATAGGATAAGGAAAAACCCTTTCAGAGGTACTAATGAGAGAAGAGCTTTAAGGCTTGATTTGAGTGGTAAGGTAGTGGAGATAGTATCAAAGTATAATGTGGAGAGTTATCTTGTTAGATACCTTTCAAGGCCTGCTCCCATTATATTAACTGATTTGACAAATAACCTGTCAATCAATGGCATAAGTGTAAAAACAGAATGTGAATTGAACCCTGTAATACATAGAGCTATACTTGAGAGAGCAGTGAAACTTGCCATCATGAGTAGGGTTCCAAATACAGGAAAAGAATAAAACTATTGTATAATTTAATATTAAATTAAAATGGCAACATTTAGTACAAATCAAGTAAGACAGCTTTATGTAGCAGAAGCACTGAAGCCTTCTCAAGTACTTGCATCAGATGCTGCTGGCTCTATTGCAGTAAAGAATGATACTGCAAAGAATCATCTGTATTTTGAATACAAGGGTGCTGACAACTTGATGAGAAGTGACCTAATTGACATCAAGAATATCCTTTATGCTAAGGCTACTGATGCTGATGATATGGCACATGAGTTGAAGGCAGTTACAGTAACTCTTGATAGTGAGGTAAATTCAGGTGCTCCTGTAGCTGGACAGGATTACATCCTAAAAATTGCATTCAGACAATATGTAGGAATGTCAGATGAAGACCAGTACTTCAAGTATGGTATGGTTCATGCCTATGCTGATATGAATGCAGATGAGTTCTATAAGGTTCTTGCATTATCAATTGCTAAGAACTTCAGTAGAGAGGTAGTACCTCTGATTAAGGTTGAGGTACATAGTGCTGAAACTACAGATAAGGGAGGATTTGACTCTGATGGTTACATGGTTGTAACTCCTACTACTAAGGATAATGGTAAGAGTGATACTACTAATCCATATTATGCAACAGATGCTATTGTAACTGATATTGATAGTATCAGAATTACTGAGGTAGAGCAGCCTTGGAGATTAGGTGTTATGGCACAGACTCCTGTGTACTTTACAGTACAGCCAGTTGCTGTAATGGTAAATGGTGATGAAAGAATCTGGGCTACTGTAACTGAGAGTACAAATGGTACTATTGGTAATGGTAAGAAGATTGCTGACCTTGAGTACTTCTGCATGGGTGAAAGAGGTGATATTTATAGAGGAGTTGGATTCCCTCATAACATTGTTACTACTTACCTTGTAGACCCAACAAAGACATATTACACATTTGATATTCACTATGCTTATGTTGGCAACAATGAGTCAGTTCAAAAGTCTGAGAAGGATATAACTATTGTATGTTCTGATAAGACAGAATTTAATAAGATTGTTACAGCTTTCAATACTGCAACTGGTCTCACTATTGCAACTATATCCTAAGATAGTGAAAAGGTTATAAGGGGAGGCAAATAGCCTCCCTTTTATTTTATATAAAGCATATATTATGGTACAATTTAATGAGTTAAGAATAACCCCTGATGGGCAGAAGCTGATTATAGATGTATCTGTCAAGGACTTAGAGTATTATACAAATGTATATCTTGATACTGTGCAGATAGATACTCAAGATACCTTTGTTGAGTCTGGTCCAAGTAGTAAAGTTGTATATACAGAAGTTATAGAAGGAAATACTAAGTCAGTCAGATTAGAACTGGGAACAGGAGACCTATTACCAACTCTTAATGACAATCTTTTCTTTGTGTATATTAGGACTAAGGGCACTCCTGCTGCAAATACTCCTTGTGGGATGGATAACATTACTACATTAGGAGTTGTATCTAACCTTTATCCTCTGTACCAACATGCCTTTAGTTACATCAAAGAATTGGGAGATACTTGCTCTATTCCTAAGAATTTCATTAACTACATACTTCAATACAAGGCATTTGAACTTGCTATAAAGACAGGTCATTATACTGAGGCTATAAAGTATTGGAAGAAATTCTTTATGGGAATAAAGGATTCAGTGATAACTTCTAATTGTGGATGCTATGGACAAGGTACTTAATGAATCACTTACAAGATATTTCAATGTCCTATCAAAGTTAGGATATATGAGTTATTCAGAAGTAGATAAGTTATTAGTGCTAATATTCATATATGATTTACTTGAGAGTGATTGTAAATCCTTTATAACAGAAGAAGAGTATAGAATCATAGACAATGCCTTATATTGCCTATATGGTTCTACCTGTTTAATGCCTTATCCAGAGTATATAGCAAACACTTCAATCTCTTGTACAGGCAAGTCAGTATAATTATTACATTAATACTTCTGACATAAAAATAGTAAAGTCCTTGCAGATATAAGAAATTATGCTTATATTTGCAGGGATTTTTAGTTATAGCTAATAAATAAAATTATGAGTACATATAAAGAATTAACCTACATGGTACTTGATGAGTTGAAACTGTACTCAGATGATGCCTTGTACACAGAGGAGCATGTAATGTTCCTACTTGGTAAGTATAGGACATTTCTATTGAAACAGAGATACTCAGATGTAAAGAAGCAGATACCTGAGAGTAACTATCAGACTATATGCTTGGATTTAATTGAGGTACCTGCTATATCAGGTGAGCCTTGTGAAGGTGGTTCTTATCTAAGAAGCAAGGAAAAGATTCCTTTCCTAATGAAGATAGGCAATCCTATGGTGTATCCAGTTGATTATTATCAGGGAGAGATTACCTATGTAAGCAGGGAAAGGATGAGATATGTGGGATATAATAAGTATCTGAAAAATATCATTTATGCTTCCATTGGTCCAGATAATTACCTGTATTTTAAGTCTTTCAATCCACAGTACTTGTATCTTGAAAAAGCAAGAATGACAGGTATATTTGAAGACCCACAGGCTGCATCAGAGTTGCAATGTCCTGATGAGAGTGGTGATACAGTATGTGATGTATTAGATAAGACTTTCCCTATTGAGGATGCTCTTATACCCCCTATGATTGAACTTGTAATCAAGGAGTTATTAGGTGCTGAGTACAGACCTAAAGATGAATCCAATGATGCAAAGGATGAGTTGTCAGAAGTAACATCTAAATAGTGAGTTATGGAGTCTTGTCAAGAAGAGAAAGATAAATGTTACTTCATATATGAGCATTATAAGTCTGACACAAATGAGTTATTTCAT